CGGTGATCAATGCGGTTTTCATAAGATACCCCCAAACAAAAACTTCCAGTGAAGCGTTAACGAAAAAGAAAAACCACTCCGATGGAGTGGTTTTTATGGTGGAGCATAACACTCAATATCCGAACTCGTGAGAGTAGCGGTATTATTGCCCGAAAGATTGAATGTTAGCACAATCCGCTTCCCACCATCTTCATCGTCATACACATATACAGAGTTTACCAATGTATCAATCACGTGCCGTTGGTAATCCTCATCATCAACATTCCCGCTCTTGAACGAAGTAAGCCAATACCTAATGCGGCTCTCGTTCAAGAGCGGTTTTTTCATTTCCTCACGGGCGATACGCCCCTCAATATCAGACTTCTCCTGTTCCAGTTCGTCAAGGCGGTCTTTGGTAGCAGAAGTAATGATACCTTGCTCTATTGCAGAGACAAGGTTCTTTATTTTTTTCTGAACATCTTTCAGTTCAGCGTTGAGACCGTCCAAGTAGGTGGTATCTGCCGATTCTTTTTCGATGATTTCCATAGCCCGTTTTGCGATAAGGGCAATATTCTCATCAGTCAACACATTCTGAACTGTGTAGCGGACTACCAGTTTCTCTATCCAGTCTTTTCGTTCGGATTTCTTTTTACAGGCGTGTTCCCGCTTGGCTTTTGTGCATTTGTAGTAATAATGAACCTGCCCTGTTTTTGATGTGCCACTCTCACCGACCATCGGAGACCCGCAGTGACCGCAGAACAGCTTGGTAGTCAGCAGATAATTTTCGTGAGCTTTCGCTTTCGCCCGTGCTTTCCCGTTGTGTTTGAGCATAGCTTGTACTTTCTCAAACAGTACCTTGTCTATGATAGCGGGCATACCATCGGGAATAACAATGTCCATGAGCTTGTATGTGCCGATATATTTCTCATTTCGGAGAATCGTTCGGAGACTGTTTTTATTAAAAGCGTTGCCCCTTGCAGTTTTGTACCCACGCTCGTTGCAATAGGCAATGATTTGTGTCGCGGACATTCCATCGGCGTATAGCTGAAAAATCTCTTGCACGATTTTTGCTCCCGTTGGGTCAATCGCATACTTTCTGTCCTCACCCACGGTATACCCAAGCAAAAGGTTTGCACCGCCTGTGGCAAGACCTTGGAGGGCGTTTTCTCTGATACCGCGCTTGATGTTACGGGCAAGATTTTCAGAGTAGTATTCGGCATACCCCTCAAGGACGGATTCAAGGATAATTCCCTCCGGCGTGTCCGGCATGGGTTGTTTCGCATAGTAGACTCTCACACCATTCTTTTTGAGCTTTGCCTTGTAGATAGCAGAGTCATAGCGATTACGAGCGAAACGGTCAAGGGTATACATTATCACTGCTTCAAACTGTCCCTTTTCGCTGTCTTTAATGAGACGCTGAAAGCTCGGACGGTTATCTGTTTTGCCGGAAATCGCCCGGTCAATGTATTCATTTATAATGGTGAACCCATTTTTAAGGGCAAACTCGTGACATTCTCTGAGCTGACCCTCTATAGATTCCTCTCTTTGACTATGGCTCGAATATCGAGCGTAAATTACCGCTTTCGTAGTCTCACCTCCAATTTGCGCTTTCTGTAAAGTAATTCAATGGGAATGACGCGCTCAACCGATAGCGTTTGCTTTATCCCCCTCATATTCTTTTCGGTCTCCGAAATCATAAACCATTGCCATGAACTCATGCTTGGCGCGGCGAGGTAGCGCACGATAGACCTTTAGAATGTCCTCCTCGTCCTCATTTTCGGGTACAGCTTTTTCACAGCAGAGGTCTTCTTCATCGGCAAAGAAGTCCATTACAGAGCATTGCAGAATTTTGGCGAGAGCAAGCAATTCCTCTTGGTTTGGTATAGAACCTCGTTTATTGATGGCAGTCGTGTATGAAGACTGTCCATTTTTTATTTGTTTGATAACGGCGGTTAAGTTCGTGCCGCGCTCGGCACAGATACGGTTGATGTTCTCAGCAAAAGTCATAGAGTTCCCTCCTTGGAAAATAATTCGGATTTTTTGAATTTACCTCTTGACAATTCAGATAATAAGAATTATACTAAGAACAAGAAGTTCGGAATATCCGAATTGACAATAAGAAAGCGACCTCTCGAAAATGGCAGTTTTCGGGAAGTTATAGTTATTGATGGTCTTATAAGAATAATAACAATAATTCGCCTATTTGTCAATGCCAATTCTGATTTCAAGAATTTATATCGTGAAGGAGGTAAGAGATTCGTGGACATTAAAGAGAGAATGGCAAATGTGGGAATGACACAGGTAGACATGATACTGGAATTGCAGAAGCGAGGTTATGCAGTTCAGCCGCCTATGATGTCAAGTATTCTCCGAGGGGTTTATACCTATCCCAAGGCAAAGCAGATTCTCGCTGTTTGCAAGGAAATTCTCAAGGAACGTGAGAATGAATGAGCCTGTCAGAAGTACAGGTAAATGACCTCGCAAGACCCTTAGTGGGTATCATCACAAAGTTTTACGCAGACCCTAAGAATGAGGAGGATTTTCAGAAATGGCTACGCAATGTAGAGGAACGAAAACAAAAAGAATCAACAGACATAAGCTCGCTGTGATTCAAGCATATATCATCATCGGTACGCTGGTACTGATTGGCTTTATCGGTGGTCTTGTCGTAGGACGAGCTACCGCTCCGAAGAAACAAGTTACCGTAACGGAGACGGTTGAAGTTCCTTCCTACGAAGCCGATTCCCTCCCGGTTGCCGAAGAAGTTACATATTTCGATGTACCACTTTCACACAGCTTGCAGAGATACATCTACGAGGTGTGTGCGGACGAAAATGTTCCAGTGTCACTCATTATCGCAATGATAGACCAAGAGAGCAAGTTCAACCCGGAAGTGGTTAGTAAGACCGGGGATTACGGTCTCATGCAGATTAACACCATCAATCACGAATGGCTGGCAGAGGAATACAGAACAGCGGATATGCTCGACCCATATCAGAATGTTTTCTGTGGAATCAAGGTCATTGGTTCGTACATTCAGAACTACAATGACTACGGTTTAGCTCTGATGGCATACAACATGGGTGACTACGGTGCTAAGAAAGCATGGGAAAACGGTATCAAATCCACCTCATACAGTGAGAGCGTTCTTGCTCTCATGCAAAAGTATGAACAGGAGGTGAATGTAAATGCCACAAATGCTGACGCTAAGTAACGTCAGACCCGAAACAATCCTATCACCGAAGGATTTTGAGGATTTGATTGATAAGCACATGGGTATGGACTGTGCGAATTACTATCAGAATCAGATAGAACAGCTTTCAGAACTCATTCGAGACCTTGACAGTTATGTGGACGATAAAGACGTTCACTCGACCGTCAAGGAGGTGCTGAAAGAACATGGCTACTAACCGAAAAATCGGTAACAGTTTTGAGACCGAGTTCTGTGAGCTACTGTTCCAGCACGGATTTTGGTGTCACAACATGGCGCAGAACGCCGCCGGGCAACCAGCAGATGTTATCGCTGTTAAAGGCAAAACAGCGTACCTCATTGACTGTAAGGTGTGTTCAAACAACCGATTCCCTCTCTCGAGAGTGGAAGAAAATCAGCACTTTGCTATGGAAACATGGAAAGCCTGTGGAAATGGCGAGGGCTGGTTCGCACTAAAGGTTGAGGACGAAATCATTATGATTCCTCACTTTTCAATGGTGGCTCTCTCCTATGAGAAGTCAGCTCTAAATCTGACAGACATTCGAGAGTATGGAACGCCGCTGGAAAGGTGGTTGAAGAAATGCTGATTGAAGTCTCAAACACACTGACGGTCGAGAACCCTACCCCGGAAATGGTGCTGTGGTGCAAGAGAAATCTAACCATACCAAACCCGGAATATGCGAAAAAATCTCGCATGAACTTATGGCTCGGCAACACGCCGAAAGTCCTGTCACTCTATGAGACCCGAGGAACAACGCTGGTGCTTCCGTTCGGAACACTCCGGCTACTACCGAAGGACATATCCGATAAGGCATTGTTCTTGAGCGAATTTGTCGCCCCTGTGGAGGTAAATTATAACGCCGATGTTCCACTCTATGACTACCAAGAAATCGCCGTACAAGCGATGGTAGCCGCCAAGTATGGGATATTACAGAGTGCCGCCGGAAGCGGTAAAACGCAGATGGGTATTGCCCTCGCCGCAAGGCTGGGACGGCGTACATTATGGCTCTGCCACACACTTGACCTTATTAAACAGAGTAAGGAACGAGCCAAGCTCTATATGAGCGAAGACCTCATGGGTACTATCACGGAAGGAAAAGTCAATCTCGGTAAGGGAATCACCTTCGCCACGATTCAGACCATGTGCAAGCTCGACCTCGCACAGTACCGGGACTACTGGGATTGCATTATCACAGACGAGGTACACAGGGTCAGCGGCAGTCCTACCGCCGTGACACAGTATCAAAAAGTGCTGAACAGTTTATCGGCACGACACAAATACGGTCTGTCAGCAACGGTACACAGGTCAGATGGAATGATTAAAGCTACCTACGCCCTTGTTGGTGAGGTTGCCTACAAAGTCCCGGACGAAGCTGTGGCTGACAAGATTATGAAGGTAGGTATCTACCCTGTTGGTACAGGGGTGCAGATAAGCCGAGAAGCCCTTAACACGGACGGAACGCTGAACTACACCAAGCTCATTACCTATCTTACCGAAAACGCCGCCCGGAATCAGCTTATTGCAGATTCCATTGAGCAAAGACCTTCTCTGATTCTGTCGGACAGGCTGAATCACCTTGAAACATTGATAAGTCTTCTCCCGGTTGATATGCAGAAGGACGCTGTGATGATAAGCGGCAAAATGACAACTAAAAAGGGCAAGGCTGAACGAGAACAGGCTCTTGAGGACATGAGGAGCGGCAAGAAGAAATACCTCTTTGCTACATATTCGCTGGCGAAGGAAGGGCTGGACGTACCACGGTTGGAGCGTCTGTACCTCACCACCCCACAGAAGGACTACGCTGTGGTGACACAGAGTATCGGGCGTATCGCTCGTACCTTCGATGGAAAGTCAGACCCTATCGCCTACGATTTCGTGGACGATATAGCTTACCTCGTGAAGTCCTATAAGAAGCGATGTACGACCTATCGAAAGAACGGTTGTTACTTCGTAAAGGAAGGAGGGACAAGCCCATGCGATTGATTTCTTATGACTGTGAGGTCTTCGCCTATGACTGGCTCGTAACCCTCAAGGATAAGGAAACAGGCGTTTACACCTGTATTTGGAACGACAATGAAGCTCTGAAAATGGCATTGTCCGATGATTGTATCTATGTCGGTTTCAACTCGAAACACTACGACCAGTACATCATCAAAGCGATTGCCGCTGGGTTTGCCCCGGAGGAAATTAAAAAGGTCAACGATTTCATTATTGCCGGAGGGCAAGGCTGGCAGTGTCCGCTTCTCGATGGTATCTACTTCCGTTTCAGTAATGTGGATATTCGAGACGATACGCAACAGGGGTTATCCCTTAAAGCCATTGAAGGACACCTCGGTATGTCGGTTAAAGAATCCAGCGTACCGTTTGACATTGACCGTCCTCTAACCCCGGAGGAAAAAGCCGAGACGGAGTTCTACTGTAAACATGACGTTGATACCGCCGAGAGACTGATTGACATTCGTAAAGACTACTTGAAGAACAAAATCAACCTCGGTCGGCTGGCTGGTCTTGATGAAGTCAAGGCAATGGGTATGACGAACGCCAAACTGACTGCGGCAATGCTGAAAGCAACCAAGAAGCCGCACGATGATGAACGCAAGTATGTGTACCCGGACAATCTGCGAAAAGAGTACATACCATCCGAGGTTTTCGCTTTCTTCGATAGAATGTATGACCTCTCCATTTCAGACAGTGAGCTTTTCAAAGGCAAGTTCAATCTGAACATCGGTGAGTGTCCTGTGACACTCGGGTATGGAGGTATTCATGGTGCAATCCCAAACTTCTTTTGGGAGGAAACCGAGGATAGAGGAATTTGGAATGAGGACGTAGGAAGCTACTACCCACACCTCTGTACCATCAATGGGTACACAAGCAGAAACATTCCGTCTCCGCAGATTTACGAAGACATTCTTGACCGCCGTATGAAAGCGAAAGCCGCTGGCGATAAGCACACGGCGAACGCTCTGAAACTGGTTTGCAACACCACCTACGGTTGCTTGCTGAATCAGTACAACGACCTCTACGACCCTCTCATGGGTAGGTCGGTCTGCATTTCCGGGCAGTTATATCTACTGGAACTTGCAGAGCATTGTTACCAAGAGATTGAAGGACTGCGAATTGTCCAGCTCAACACGGACGGTATCATGGTCGAGTGTGATAAGAAGGACTACGACACACTGACCGCTATCTGTGCTGAATGGCAGTCTCGTACAGGCTTTGACCTCGAGGAAGATACCGTTGTCAAGATAGCGCAGAAAGACGTAAACAACTACGTTGAGGTTCAGCCGGGTGGCAAAGCAAAAGCCAAAGGCGGCTATCTCGTGAAGGGTATCGCTCCGGCTGGTGCTTTCAATATCAATAACTCCTGTGTGATTGTGGCTACCGCCCTCAAGGAGTTCTTTGTAAACGGAACGCCTGTCGAAGACACCATCAATAGTTGCGATGATATTTTCCAGTTTCAGATTATCGCCAAAGCCGGGGCGAAGTACCGAGAAGCCTATCATGTGGTGGACGGTGAAAAGCAGTCCGTTCAGAAGGTGAACAGAGTGTACGCCACAGCGGACGAGAGATACGGAAAAATCTTCAAGGTGAAAGCCGAGGACGATTCCGAAGCGAAAATAGATTCTCTCCCGGAACACTGTATCATCGACAACGATAACGAGTTGTCCATTGACGAGGTAGACAGAAGTTTCTACATCGCAATGGCGAAAAAGCGAGTTGACGATTTCAAGGGTATCAAACCCGAAAAAACTAAAAAGCCAAGGAGGACAAAGAAAATGGCAACTACTACCAAGACCGCAAATGTATATCAGAAGCTCCTTACTGCAAGGGCAAAGTTCCTTGAAGCGAACGTGGAGAAGACAGGAAAGAATATGCACCTGTCCTTCAAATACTTCGAGCTTGAAGACATTGTACCGACCGCTATCCGCATTTTCAATGAGGTTGGTCTTATCCCTGTGGTGAACTTCACTGCTGATGTTGCAACCATGAACATCATCAATACTGACAACCCGGAGGAATCCGTACCGTTCGTTGCTCCGTTCAATCAGATTGCTCCTATCGTGAGCAACGCTGGCAAACAGGCTACAAACGAAATGCAAGCTCTCGGTTCTTCCATCACCTATATGCGCCGCTACCTGTATATGATTGCGCTGGACATTTGCGAGAGCGATTCCATTGACGCAAATCTCGGCAAGGGAGAGAGCGATTCCGCTCCGGCGGCAGAGAAGAAAGCTCCGGCTACTCCCGAGCAGAGACAGGAAGTGAAGGAGAATCTGACTGCCCCGGCTGACAATGCTTCTGCTTTACAGATTAAGGGTCTGAAAGCTGTTCTCAAGAAGCTCAAGGACGCTGACCCGAGCAAGGAGGAACTGATTGCGAACATCGCAGTACAGACCAAGGGATTCACGGAGATTTCCAAGTCCGATTGCGAGACGCTGATTCAGAAGATTACCGCAATGCTGGAAGGAGGGGCTAAGTAATGGCAGACATTAAGTGGCTCGAGGGCAATCGTATTCAGATTGCCCCTCCCAAGAGAACCAAGAAAATCACAGGTACTCGCTTCGCTACTATCCTCGGTCTGAATCCGTGGAGTACCGCATTTGAAATGTGGTGTGCGATTACCAAGACCTATGAGAAGCCCTTCGAGGACACTATCTACACGGTTGCTGGTAAGACCATCGAGCCGAAACAGGCTCGCTACATGGAGCAGTCCTACGGTATGGACATTGTTCGCCCTTCCGATGTGTGGGGTGAGGACTACTTCAATAAGACATGGGGAGATTTCTTCCCGGGGAGCAAACACCTCGGCGGTATGTGGGACTATCTGATGAAGGGTGAAGACGGCAAGACCATCGAAGCTGTTCTCGAAATGAAGACCACCAAACGTGCGGAGGACTGGCAGAACGATGTTCCCGAGTATTACGCATTACAGGCGGCATTATACGCCTACCTGTACGGTGTGGACGATGTGATTATGGTCGCTTCCTTCCTTGACGAGAAGGACTACAAAGACCCGGCGGCATATCAGCCGACCGCAAGCAACACCATCACTGTTGAGTTCAAGGTCTCCGAGCGTTACCCGGACTTCGCAGACAAGGTAGACGCTGTTGAGCAGTGGTGGGCTGATTATGTCGATACTGGTATCTCCCCGGAGTATGACGAGAAGAAGGACGCTGAAATCCTTGCGGCACTCCGCACCAACACCCTGTCTCCCGAGACTGACATTGAAGCTCTGATTGCAGAAGCCGAAGGTCTCAAGAAGGAGCTGGACGAGATTTCTGCTTCCACAGCAGACAAGGAGAAGCGTCTCAAGACCATCAATGACATTATCAAGGAACACGCTATGGGGCAGTTCCGTGACGGTGATAAGAAAGTCGAGGTAAAGGGTTCTACCTATGTATGGACTGTCTCTCGTTCCGAGACTACCAGCGTTGATAAGGACGCTCTGAAAGCTGACGGATTGCTGGATAAGTACAGCAAGAAATCTGAAACCTACCGCATGACGGTTAAATAAGGAGGACAAATTTATGGGCTTTACTGAAATTCTGACAATCATTTTCGTTCTGTTGAAGGTATTCGGTGTGATTTCGTGGTCGTGGTGGCTGGTATTTTTGCCGGAAATCATCGCCGCTGTCTTCTACATCATCGTGGTTATCGCAAGCGTAATGGGTATGAATAAGACCCGAAAG